TGTTCCGTTTACGAGTTGTCCATGTGTTGTATCCCAGTTATAAACGGAAGGAACGTCACCTTCCACCAACTGAACACCTGATACAGCAATTGCTTGCATATTATTTAAGAGCCCCTCGCCAAATAAATCAATATAAACATAACCATTTCCTTCTACATAGTTACTGGGCACAGTGAAGGTTAAAGCGTATCTTACTATTTTCCCAGTTTGAATGCTTGGTGCATTGTAAGTTTTTGATGCTCGTCCAAGCTCTACAGGAGTGTCACCGTTATATTTACCAAATACCGCCCTCATGATTGGTTTATTCGTAATGTTTACACGATTATCATTGGTAGTTGCTCTGAAATGAGCCGACAATGTGTATTTCTTACCTGGTTTTACCCCTTCAAATAATGTAAATCGAATCCAGTTTCCTAAATCTATCCGCATCGGATTAACCATTGGCTCATAATTATTAACCACGGGTTTCTCAATATATGGATTAGACATAATTGTCCATGTAGGACTGTATTCGATCTTCAAAAAATTATTATTAACAGTATTAAAAGAAATGTGTGAAAAGTCATGATCTGGAATGAGATTCTTCCTTGGTGTTACTGAAAATTTCTGCCCAAGCTCATCTTCAAAAAAGAAGTCAGCCATTTTTGCTGTAATACCATTCTTATCGATCGTAACTTTCCCATTTTCGATTTTAATTACATCTGCATTAATACCTGTTGCAGTGAGCCATTTTACAATGGTATCAGCATTGATTTTCAACTTTGCAACATCAATTTGAATCTGTTCTGCCGTCTGGTTAATAGCCGAGATAATATCGCCTTTTTGGACGGTACTAGTAATCGCTTTTTCAGTTACGTCAATACGTCCTGCTTGTTTTTCTACATACGCTTTATCCGCATATTTTCCGTCAGCTTGTTGTTTTGTATATACTTCGTTTTTTACTGCAGCAAGACTAATCCCTTGCGCATTGGCAGAAATAAGACGCTCTAATTCAGTTGTTTTCTGATTGTAATCTAGTGTAGCTACTTTCTTTCCCACTTCTTCGATTAATTCATCCGTACCAGCAATATCAGCTGGATTTTCCATAAATGATGATGGTTTTTCGCCAATTTGTAGCATAGGTTGCGCCATCCATAGACGACCATTTTTACGAACCCAAAACAGCACTTTAACTTTCTTTGTGCCTTCGACTAATAACCCTGCCACATGTGTACGAATCCATGTACCTTGTGAAATAGTTATTTCTTGTAAGTAATTTTTAATCATTTTATTGTTTACATCGTAACATTGAAGTTCGATAGCAGCTCCGGCATCTATACTAGCTTTATTATCTGTATAAAAGTAAGCAGAGAAAACATAATTCCATCCAGGCCCAGCGTTTATATAATCGTGTGATGCCCCTTTATACAAATTGCTCGCATTACCTGTAGTAATAACACTAAGTGAATTGCACCCCTTATAAATTACTTGTGTATCTCTTGCTGCGTTTGAAGTTAATTGCCAATATTTCGTGTCGTTTTTCCACAAAACATTGCGTAAAACCGTTTGGTTACCAATTCCTCCAACGTAATCTTCAACATCTTTCATTTTTACAGCTAAATTCAGCACATCAGAATGTTGTTTGATTGTAGATTGTGCTTCAGTAATTTGTTTACCTTGTGTCGTTTGTGTTTCTTGTAACTTGGTAACGTTTTGAGAAATACCTTCAGCGTTTTTCTCTACTGCTGTTACACGTTTATCAAACCCACTTTGATTATTGTCTACTTTTGTTACTGTTTCTTTGATACCATCCACACTTTTTGCAATCTCAGTTGTTTTATTTGTTAGAGTATTTGCTTGCTTTTCTACACTTGTTAACTTCTCACTAATCTTGCCTGCTTGCTCTTTAATTTCAGTTGTTGTTTTCTTCAGATCATTTGCAGTTTGTTGCACATCAGATATTGTCTTTTTTGTGCCTTCCACAGTTTGCTCGACTGTATTAAATTTATTGCTGATATCAGTATCTTTTTTAGTTAACGATTCAATAGATAATTTAAACCCGTTAGAATCCTGCTCAAACTTGGTTACCTTCTTATCAATTTCACCCTGTTTATTTTGCACATCAGAAATGGTACGACTAACACCTTGTAAACTTTCTTTCACTTCATTAAATTGCCCTGTTGCTTGTTTTTGCGCTTCTTGAACCTTTTGATTTAATTCGCTTTTGGTAGCCTCAATATCTTTGCTTACCTGGGCCAATGTTTCTTTCTTAACGGATTCCACATCAGGAATAACAGGATCCCATTTACCATCCTTCCACAATTTCAGAATACCAGGCTTACCTTTGCTGATATCTTGCCACAACGTTTTTCTATCCTTTAAGTTTGCTGTTGGTGGATTTACGCCTTCAATAATATCAACGGTATTATTTTTAAGGTTCTCAGCAACTTGTTCAGCAATTTTCTTTGCTGCTTCCGACTCTTTTCGAATGACTTCTGTTTCTTTTACGTTTTCTTGAAGTTTCTTATCTAGCATATCTAGTAATTCTTTAGACGCTTTATTTGATAAGCTACCCATGATTTGTGCATATAACCTATCGATAAGGCTTCGTGTATCTTTGATTTCACGATAATTACCAAAGATATATTTATCTTTCGATGGATCGGTGTCGCATTCATCCGCTGCTATTAACCTAGCTTCTAAGAAAAGTGGTGGACTAAACCCTGTATCTTTTATTCGTACCGTATCTCCTTTACGAACCGATTCATGAGATAAACCAAACACTTTTTCAAGCGCTACTGCACTTACTTCATATGAAGTAGAACTATTAATTCGTTTCTTTAGTTCTGCTTCGGTTAATTGTTTGAGTCGTCCCTTCGTCATATCTTGATCTTCTGTTTGCGGTGAATAAATATCAAATAAATGTTTTCCATCTTTCGACCAACGTTGTAACGCATCGTTATTTCCTACATAAAGTTTGCCATTGTTTATTTCTTCGAATGTGAGGAATTCACCAGTTTCACTATTTTGTGGACCAACACCTACAAGAGCGGTTACTACATCTTGACTATTCTCAATACGCCGGATGCCCTGTACATCTTTTCCTATCAAGAATTCTTTTCCGTTGTCACGTCCTACTTTTTTTATTACATCTACATACCGACCGACAATAAAAGATCCCATTATTTCTGTTCTAAAACGAATCTCAAGTTCAAACGTAGATGCGATTTGTTTCAAGAGATCAAGTGGATTTGTAAAATCCTTAATATGAATGGTACGTATACCAACAAACTCAGTAATTCCACGTTTCCACTCTGTACCTTGTAAAGCAAAGTCCGTAGATTCATTGACTGTAGTAGCTTGTAAAGTTTGTGGTTTAATTACAGTCGCTTTCTTTAGCTTTGTATGTTCACCAAGTGCATAAATCTTTTTTGGACGACCTGTTGTATCTTGTTCTACTTCTGTAATAATGTATGAAACAAAAGTACCGTCACGAATTTGTTTAACGACAAGGTTCTGTTGTATAAGTGATGCCGCTATCTTCGTACCATCAGCTATTGTGAACTCAAATTTATCTTTGTTCTCTTTAAGCTCCCATTGGCGTAAATCATCCCAATAATCCTGTTCTTTGATAACACCTATGATTTGTTCTGTTTTAAAATCCACAATGTGTAATAGATTATTTGTTTTACTCATCTGTAACGCTCCCTGTATGTGACATCTACCTGTCCAATGTTGTTCGGGGATATTTCGATTTCATTCTTTCCTTTTTCAATACGTATATAGTCACTCATAAAATCCTTTATATTTATCGCATCTGCTCCGTTAATACGAATACTCGCATCCGATGAATCAATTTCTACAACGTCTCCTTTTTGAACAATGTAGGGGATTTGACGTTCTGTATTGCTATTTACCTTTTGCACTTTAATATCATGCACAGCTGCAATTAATGATGGTGCATCATTAAACGAGCATATATGCACAACAATTTGAGCTACCTTTTTCATAAAGCTATTGCCCGTATCCCACCATTGGGCGAATTTTTCTGTATGGTAATTTCCTTTTTCATCAAGCAAGGCAATATCACCTTGCCAATAGTTCCCTACTCGTGCAATGTGTAGACGGCCATAAAAATCATTCCAAGTTGAACGATAATAACCAGTTTCTGCTATAATCAGATGATTGTAGTCACCGTTTCCCGCCATAACTTCACCAAAATTTTCGCTAGAATTTCTATATGCATCAAACATACCTACTTTTCCTACAACAACGCTGTTCTCATCTAATAAATAAAGTTCTACACGTCCCATAGTTGCAGGGTTTAAGTTTCGACATTCAACTATTGCATCAAGTGTGAAATCTTGTAGTGGTCCACCTGTAATGCTTTTTTTCACCGCTGGCCCATGCCAAAATTGCCCTTGGCCATAATCAGATGGCATGATACGTGCGCCATCCGCTATCATTTTACCTGCTACAATTCCGTAATCAGAAACAAAATCTTTCCCTACTTCCGTCCAACCTACTAGAGAGTTCGCCTTATCATGCATAACCAATTCATACCGACTTATAGGTGTTTCATCTACCTTAACTGGATATCCTATACGAAAATGTTGATCTCCATTTTTATTTATAATATCGATGAATGTGGAAGGGTTCTCTACTTGTATCTTGAAATTTGGTTCTGAAAATACACTTCCTTCATTCAAAACATTCATTTGGATAATATTATTTTGTTCTAGTTTTGCTTTTGCATTTCGAATTGGTCCTAATTTATAAGGCATTGGACAAATAAATGTAAGCGTTCCTATTCCAAGTGTTACAAATTCATCTGGATCAAAGCTATCATCCACAATTGCTAAATACGTTCTATTTGGTTCTACATCAAAAATAAGTTCTGTTGGCGGATCTGTTATTAGCCAACTTGCAATTTCCTCTTTCAGCTTTTCTAAGTTAGATCCATCAGGCACTATAATTCCTACTGGAATAGATAAAACACGCATTTCTGTTTGTGTGTTTAACAATCTTGCACCTGGGTATCCTGGAACGTTTAGAAAATTTCGTTTCAATGGTGCCCAAGTAGGTCTTTTCCATCCTTTCGCAATTTGAATAAAGTCTTTACGTATTTTGTTAAATGTAAAAGAACTCATGTTGACACCTCATTTCTTTATAAAATAAAGAAACCCAAACCTAAAAGGCCGAGTCTCTTCGTTTTTCTCTTTCTTGGTACTCGGTTGTATATCGATATGTACCACGCGCCACATCTCGCCCCTCTATAACAACAGGAACTTCAACAACCAAATCACCACCAAGCATCGGAATTGCTCCGTCACCAGATGATCCAAATGAGTTATTAAATACTTGATTTGATACACCGCTTGTCATAGCCTGTTTGCTATTTGACATGTTCCCATACACACCACTCATGACAGTCTTTAATCCTGATAATTGATTCACAGAACTAGCCATCATACGGCTCATGTCACCCATTAATTGATTTATTTCTCCTGACATAGCAAATTGTTGTCGTGGCATGGCTGCTACGATACCTGCACCAATATCTCCAAGTGTTTTCTTATTAAGGGGAAGCACCGCTTCTCGTCCTGCTTCTCCTGCGCCTTGTAGGTTTCCACCATTCATTCCAAAGATAGTTGGTTTAGTGAAGATACCACCTTTTGCATTCCATTTCACGCCAATTCCTGACGGATAAGTAATGTCTTTACCTAAAACATTTTTTGTACTAGTTTCTAAGCTAAAGTGTGGCATTGATGGCATTTCAGGTTTAGGGATTTTTAATTTTAAATCACTAAAGAATCCCTTAATCTTCCCAATAAATTCTTCTACCTTACCAACCGCTTCTTTGATTGGATCAATGATGTTACGTTTAGCCGCATCAAATTTTTCTTGTGCGGCATTTTTCACAGAATCAAATTTTTCTTTAGCTGAATTATATAAGTCAGTAAATTTTTGTTTGGCTTGATTATACGTTTCAGTTACCGGATCAATTACGTATTGCTTCACTAAATTCCAAGCTGTAAGTGTATAAGATTTTATCGTTTCCCAATTACTTAATATCCAATTAGCTAATTCAGAAAGCTTTTGCTTGGTTGTATTCCACAACTCTTGAACAGGTTGAATCACATATTGTTTTACTAAGTTCCAAGCCATAAGAGTATATGATTTTGCAAGTTCCCACTGTGAACTTAACCAAGAAATCAAATCACTAAATTTCTCTTTTACTAAGCTCCAAGCTTCCTGTACAGGCTGGATAATATATTGTTTAAATAATCCCCATGCAACTTGCGCCACAGCTTTTGCAATTTCCCATTGTGTACCAAGCCAAGTAACTAATTCACCTATCTTTGTACTCACCCAATTGTAAGCTTCTTGAATCGGTTGAATAATATACTGACTTATTGCCGCCCATGCAATTTGTACTCCAGCTTGAATAAGTAGCCACCCAGCTTCTAAAACTGTTGAAATCAATGAAATGATTGGATCTAAAACGGTAACAATGGTATTCCAAGTGTCTTGCCAAGCTTGTACGAGTGTTCCCCACAATTCAGAAGCCGTTGTAACTAAAGAAGTCCACCAGGAAGACGCTGTTTCCACAATTCCGGACCATAAGTTACTAAAGAATTCACCTATCGGATCAAAGAAACTATGCATCATTTCTGTGAATGAAGCCCAAGCTCCAGAAAAGAATTCAACAATAGAATTCCAGGTAGTACTACATATCTCGCCTATACCTGTCCATAAATCACTAAAAAATTGACCTATTGGATCAAAGAATGTATGCATTATTTCTAAAAATGAATTCCATGCTTCACTAGATGATTGGACGATACCGTCCCAAAGTTCTATCAAATATTCTTTAATAGAATTCCAGGTTTCTATTGTCCAAGTTTTGATATCGTCCCAGTTTTTATAAATAGCAAAACCTAGAGCAACAATAGCTGCTATGATAATTGGAACAATGGCGACAATCCCAGCTGCTACCAATGCTGAAACTTCTAAAAAGCTCATGACGGTTACAACTATAGGCGCGAGTGCCATGATTGCACCCGATATTATACCAATAGCTGTTGCTACAGCTGCTAATGTCGCTGCCAACTCTGGATTGTTAGAAATCCATTCAGCGAATTTAGAAATAACATCGGCTACAACGCCTAGCATTGGTTCGAGAGCAACTTGTAAATCTTGCATAGCTTTTTGAAATTTCACAGCTGGATTAGCATCCATCTTTTGAACAGATTCATTTAATTGATCTTGGTTTTGTTTCGTTTTATCTTGTACGTTAGCCAAACCTTTATAAACGGCAAGCATATTATTACCTTGATCTTCCCATTTTGTTTTAAAGATTTCTGTTGCAAGAGCATTTTGTAATGATTTGTCTTTTATTCCATCGATCCATGTTGCAACTTCAGCCATTGCTTTCGAACCGCCTTCGCCACCATCAGCTACTGCTTTTCCCCACTCCTGCATTTTTTCAACAGATAAATCAGTGCCTTGTAGTAAATCCGACATTGCTTTTGGAACTTCTTGTCCAAAGGCAGCCATGTTGATTCTACCTTCCTTAACACCATCGTTGAGATTGTCAATCATTTATATTCAACGTGATTCGCAACATCACGCCCGTCCTATTATGAACTGCTATACGTCACCGCATAGATTAGACTATATCTTCAACTACTTGAGTTGCCCCCCGTTTCGAGTGTCATTTGCTTACACCCTACGTCTTTCGACTAGTCGTTGCACGTTCCTTAATAAAGGCTTCGCTCAGTATTGTCTCTTGTGAGAGTTTCACTGAATTAAAGGGGTTTTTCATTGTATGTCACCATACAAGGGAACCATAATCTAATTCCAAGTTTTAGTATTTATCCCTTGTTCGAATATAGATTGTATCTCTTTAGCGCTGAAACCAGCGTTTTTCATCTGCATCCCATACTCTGCTACTGTATCCAATTGTTCTGGCGGAAACCCAGCTTTTAATAATGAATTCATCAATGCTAAAGCTTGGTCATTTGATACACCTATGCCAGCGGCTATTTCATTGGTTTCTTGGATTAATTCAGTGAAATCCACACCTTCATAAGAGTTAGCAATAACTGCCGCCCCTTTTACAATCGCTGCATTCGCTTCATCGCTAGCATTTTTGTTTAACGCCCATTGTCTACGTACACCCTCTAAAGATGCTTCTGCATCAACACCATAAGCCGTAACACCTCTTACAGCTTCTTCTACTGATTTCTTCGAAGACTCTGGGACATCAAAAGTGATATCAATCTTTGTTTTTAATTTGGACATATCAAGTGCTTTTTCAATTGTCCCGGCAATTCCGCCACCAGCTACCATTGCACCAAGTACGTTTTCTAAGCCTATATCTAATTCTTGAAATTCTCTTTGCGTTCTTTGGGCTTCTTGTTGTAAGTCTCGTAATTCATTTCGTACTTGTTGTATTGAATTACCAGCATCCACAGATCGTAACGCTCTTTGTAATTTCTCAATATCAGCTTCAGTTCCTAATGCTTCACGACCAATAATCCCAATCGCTTGTTCCAATTGACGACTTGTAGCTGTTCCGCTTTTAATTGCATTCACAAGACGATTTCCTAATGCTCCGGCAAAATCATCAACGCTTTTTCCTGTAGCTCTAAACAATGTTTCTAGTTGTCTTGTGGAACTTGCTACATTCTCTTGCTCAGCTTTCATGTTTCCTAGTTTATTTTTAAGACCATTAAGTGACCCTTCTGTAAATTCAATTTCACGCCTGAATGCACGATATTGCTCTTCAGAAATTTTACCGTTTTGAAATTGAGCTTGTACTTGTTGTTCCGCTGCTTTTAATTTATCTAACTTCTGTGTTGTATTTTCAATTTGTTGTGTAAGTAATTTTTGCTTTTGCGCTAATGCTTCCACATTACCAGGATCAAACTTTAATAAGCGCTCAACATCTTTTAATTCTTTAGCCAAAGCATCACTTTGTTTATTTACATCTTTTAAAGCATTTTGTAACGGCCCGGTATTCCCGCCGATTTCTATCGTAATCCCTTTAATTCTTCCTGCCATTCTCTCACCTCATTTCTTAGAATGCATCGTAATCTTTTTGGTTTGCTTTTCTAACTTTTTCTTTGTCTGGATTCTCCATTTCAGCAAACTCAGCAATGTAATCAAAACAATCACCGATTGTCATGGTTTCTAAATCCCAATGCGTTAATTTTGCTTTATAACAAAGAGCAAGGAACAAATCAGTGGTTAATTCTTCATCACCGAATGTCCCTTGCTTTTCATCACTTCCTGTTATTTTTTTTTTGCTCCCATAGTAACTTGAACTAGTTCCATTATGTCTGGCATGATTTCTTCAATTGGGAATTCTTCAAACCCATCCAACCACGTCATAGGATCAGGAATATTTGAATCAGCCGTTTTAGCAAATAACCAGGTCAAATCATAAACAAGCTCAAAATCCACTTTACTTAAATCAAGATTAGATGTATCGATAGGTTGTTCTGATCCATTTGGTGAAGTTAACGTACTAATTGCTCCTAAACCCATCATATCTGCAAATAAATTACGTCTGAATTGTGCTTTATATCGTTTAACCGTTGCCGCTGTACTTTTTAATCTGACTTGTTTTCCGTCTATTGTAATCGTCTTTTCCATCTACTTACGCTCCTTTTGGTAATGCAGGTACTTTTGTATATACTTTTTTGTACCAATTATCATAAATCGCTTGTTTTGATTTAGTTGTAGTTTTCGTTTTAACCATACGTTTTCCGTTAATATCAATAGGGCTTGATACAAATTTAAGTTCATTTGTGTTAGGCTCTGCTGAATTTGTTTTCGTTTTAGATGCAAGTGTCGGACGACTTGCTGAACAGTTAAACATAACGTGGCGCGTTGCTCGTACATCACCATCAAATTCAAATAATAATGCAAATGGTTTCCCTTTCGCATCAGCTAATTCGTTTAACACACCGTCTTCTTCGTCTAATTCCTCTCCTAATGCATCAACAGCAAATTGTTCTGGAATAGTCGCAATAGATAACGTTCCGTCATACCCTTGGTTGTTACTCGCTGCATAGTAAAGCATGTCATCCGCGTAGAATTCAATTAAATCCCCTCGTGGATCAAACGTTAATTCAACTGCACCTGGTAATGGAATCGGTGCGCTAAATGTAACTACACCATCTTTAATATCGAAAAGTGCATAATGGACATTTTTCAAACCAAAAGCTACTTTGTTTTCATTCATTTATATCGACCTCACTTCATATATTTTTTGATACATTTTTTCAGATTCAATAAAAGTCCCATACGAGTCATAAGGAATTTCATGATCGTCTAGGACTTGTTCAAGTTTGGCTTCTGCAACTAAATCTTTTTTAGTTGTATAAAGCTCTATATTTAAATCATTTATCTTGTGATAGACTTTGTTATCAGCAATGAGATTGGCTGAACCATCCACAAGGAAACAAATATAAGGTGGCGCTGGAACTGGATTGGTTGGCGTTGCTGTGAAATGCGAATAAGCCACAGGATAACCGGTAGCTTCAAGAATTTTTGTTAATTCACCTAATGTCATTGTTGAACCGCCCTCTCGATACGTCTTGGCAATTCGTCAATTACATACTCTTCAACTGGACGAATATGAACTTGTGCTGGAACTCGACCACCACCGACTTTCGCATGCCCCTTTTCTAAAAGATGCGTTAATTGTCCTTGCGTATTATGGAGAACAACACTATTACCTTCTTTTTTCTTACGCCATCCTTTACGATAAGCACCTGTTTTTTTAGGGCTACCTTGCTTTAACTTCCCTACAGCAATATCTCCCACTTCATCAATTTCATTTTCTAAGTTTTCTTCCACAACATGTGCATATCTTTGTAATTCTCTAGCAAGATCACTCGCAAAATCATTCATATTAAGTATGCTCCTTTGCGATAATGGTCAATGTTTGATACATTTCATCGTCATTCATTGGCGGTTCGATAATATCAAAGATGCGATTCTTCATTTTGATCCGCATTTCTTCTGTAATTCCCGATGTATAAGGGATTACAAAACGATAAATCCGAGTAGCTTGTGAAGCTGAAGCTTCAATATACTCAGAACCTTTTACCGTTTTTATCATTGCCCATGCTTTTTTTACTTCTTGCCAATCTGTTTCAATTGGCTGATTTAATTCATCTTTTATTACTACAGGTTGTTCGATGATAATTCGATTTCTACAATCTCCTGTATTCAGCGGTTTCTTGTACTGAAAAGGACGCATGTTAATCACCGTCCAATTTAATTTCTTCTAAAGCTTTTGCGATGCCAAAACTATTAATTTCAGTTAAAAAGTTCTTAGAAAAATACTCAAGTGCATCATTATAAACATAACGAGAACGCTCAAAAACTAATTCTTTGAACGTCTCATCCTCGTTTATGTCATACGCTCCACAATCTTTTATTAAAGCTTTTGTGGATGCAGAAAGGATGCGCTTTAGGTTATCATCTTCCTCATCCCCTAAGTGCATCCTATCTTTAAATTGCTGTAATATTTCATTTGAGATTACTATTTCCATTCAAATCACCCTTAGCTTGCTGGAGTTTTAGGGACAAAAGAAATTTTTAAATCATAAACAAGAGCTGCTTTATTATCTTTTGGTTTACCGTTAGCGAACTGTTTGATTGTATAAAGCGTAGCATCTTCAATTGCTAATGTTTGATCAAACTTTTTAAGCTTATATCCGCCAGCAATCGCTGCAAGATATTGTCCTTTTACAAAGAATAATGCTTTTCCAACTGGAACTTCTTCAGATTCAGCAGTTTGGATGTTATAAGGTAACGCCATTACCCATTGACCATTAGGAGTTTGAATTGTGTTACGCGCTTGTACACCGATTGCATCCACAGGATTCACAACCATCACAATTTTATTTAATACTTTACGAGATTTTCCTTTTCCATCAACAGATAAAGCTTTTACCACTTCGTAAAGTTCACCAGCAATTACTTCGCCATGTTCAGAAGGAGCAAATGTTAAAGTTCCAGATGATTTTTTATCAGTAACAGCGCCTGTAGTTGCATTTACATCTTTCATTAAACCTACAGGTTGATGTGCTACAGCTCCACCACCATTTACAAAACCAAACTCTAAACCTACTGAATAAGATTCTACTAATAAAGTTCGAACATAACGTTCAACCCATTCCGGCCCAAGTTCTAACATATCGTTCGGAATAGCGGCAAATGCAGTTAATTTAAGTTGACCAATTTGTTCTTGTCTAAATGCTGCATTAATTTGTCCTTTGATTTCACCGAATAATTCGCCCCAAGCATACGCTTTTGTCGCATCAGAATAAATAAATTTTGTAACTGCACCTAAATCTTGTAGACCTAAAGCATCAAGTAATGGATGTTCTTTAACTAAATCTTCAAATACGCGTTCTTGTGTAGTTACCGGAAGGATTGAACCGTCTTTAAATCCCCCTTCTTGTACAACTGCATTGAAGAATTTTGTTTCTGCTGCTGTTAATACATTTTGACCGCGTTGTTGAAGAATAGAACGATCTAACATTTCGTCATTTACTTGATTACGGACTGTGTTAATTACATCCGTTTGCATTGCATCAAAGAAACCTTCAAATGCTGCTGTCTGTTCTTGCTCTGTACTTTCTGCATTAGTTAAAGCATCCGTTAATTTTGCTTTTGCCTTATTAAATGATTCAGATTTATTAAATTTAATGACCATTATATATTTCCCCCCAATTTTTATAATTTTAAAAAGAGCCCTTTAATCCCACCATTTTTTACAGGTTTAGGATTTGGCTCTTTTGGTTTTGGTTCTGTATTTGTTTGTAAATCATTCAGAATTTCTTTTTTTAACCCTGATAATGCTGCGTTTAAGTCTTCTTTTGTAATTCCTTGCCCTTTGTTCATTGTTCCATTTCTAAAACCATCGATGACTTTCTGTGGAAGCATGGCCGCAGTAGCAGTTGAAGCTGTCATTTTAACTGGATTCTCCATAAACATAATTTCATCCACAAAATTATTTTCTAATGCTTGTTGTGGACCCATCCAAGTTTCTTCAGCCATCATATTAAGTAGTTCCTCTTCGGATTTACCACTTTTAATGACATAGGAATTTACAATTGCTCGATCGGTTATTTTTAACATCTCAGCCGCCTGTTCCATGTCACGATGATCTCCACCATGCCACTTAGCAGCGTTGTGAATCATGATTTTTGCTGTTGGAGAAATTCGAACTTTATCACCAGCCATAGCAATTACAGAAGCTGCACTTGCTGCTAAACCAACAATTTGAACTTCCACATGACCAGGATAATTTTTTAATGCTGTGTAGATTTCCGAGCCCTCATCTACATAACCACCCGGACTATTTATTGATACAATTAAATCCTCACTATTTGCGTTATCAAGTTGTTTTGTAATCTTACCTGGGCTTGTAGCATCCATTTCAAAGTAATCATAAATCCAAGTTTCATCATTAGAAATAATTGGCCCTTTAACGTCAATTTTCACCGTCATTTGTATTCTCACCTCCTTCTCCAGCATTCATTTCAGCATAGTTTTTCGTAATATAATGTTTGTTTAAGTTAGGATCATCCGAGATATCATAACCAACTTCTAATCTCACTTCGTTGCCTTTAAAAGCACCTGAAGAAATGAGCTTATCGATACTTTCCGCAAGCTCAAATATAGTCTGATAAGAAATAGATTTCACCTCAACTCTTTGCCCTTCAAGATACTCATTCATTTCAAAGAATTTCACGTTTACTTCATCAGAAATCTTTTTTAACAAAGGTTTTACTGTGAAATTCATGTAGTTTTTCGTTTGCTTCTCAATATCAGCCATTTCACCATATATTAAAGCTGTAGGTATACCCATTGCCATCGCTACTTGATTTAAAAAGCCATTTGTTACTTTATTTATTTCTTCCACACTAGGACCATTAGCAGAACCGTTATAAACTTCTTTGTACTCAATCCCTTTTTGTTGTGGAACAATAGCAATATCTTTCTTACCAATTGCTTGATACATGTCATCTATAAACTTTTGCAACTTATCTACTTGTTCTTGTGTTTTAGCACCAATCATGTCCATATCGACTGTGCCACGAATTTGATTTTTTCGTTTTTGAGAACTTAAAATTCTTCCGAATAAGTCGCCATAATCGGCAAAGAGCCCATCAATAAGTGGTGATAACTTATCATTTCGATATTTTAAATGGATAACTTCACTTTGTTTAAAACTTCTCTTAAATTCATAATCTTTTACTACCACATTCGTAAATGTATCTTCAAAAACAGCATATTCATTATGCTGAAAGTCATCCGCAATAAGTAAATCCTCGTCATCCGCTTGTATAACTAAACATTCATTATCATAAACAAGCTTCTGAATGAATTTCTCCCAGAATGTACTTGCTGTCATATTCTTATTTGGTCTAACATTTAAGCGATAGTAAAGTTCATCCTTCTCAAATTCTTCACCATTTTTCACTCTAAATTCTGATTGACTAATTGTTCTCCCTAATAAAGATATACACGTATCAATAGCTAGTCGCTTCATGTGGGCTCTGTTCGCTGTATCAATGAACATATCTACATCAAACATAAATTTAATTTCCTTGTTTTTGTTTAATACATCACTAATCCATCCAATTATCATCACCCCCTTTATTAGAATTTAATGTCACCTATAACAAAATCGGTTGCTTCTTGTATTTCATCCGCCCGATAAAGAGCATGAACAAAACTTTGAAATCCGTCAGTTTTTCTTCGGACTGGCTCTTTCTTTTCATATATTTTGTTTCCGTCACTCTTAATCACAACCAATACATTTTGTGTATACCAGCGCATAAGAGGGTTATCACCGAAAACAATCTGTTCATTTGCAAATGCCATTTCAATCCGTGGCGCTAATAAACTATGAATCGCCTTAGGATTTCTTATAACTTCTATTTCGAACCCTTCCGCAACTAATAAAGGTCTAATTGCTTCCATTCGGAAGTTATCCGCTATAATTTTCTTAACACCATATTTTTCACGCATTTTTACAAACCAATCGACAATATGTTGAGGATTGATGGTTGGCTCGTCCACAACAGTTAATAAACCTTCTTCTTCCCATTCTTTTATAGGCGCGAACTTCTGTTTTTTGAACTCGCCTGCTTTTTTTGAATATCCATAATAAATATCAACAAATTCTTTTCGCACAAACGAATGAGTCTTGAAAAGATAATCGCCCGATTGTCTAAATAAAAGACCACATGCGGCGAAATCTCGAATACTTGCAAAGTCCAATGAACCAATACATTCTTGTCCCTCTAAATCTGGAAACGGTCGGTCTGTAGCAAGAATTTCTGACCATTTTGCAACAGAACGCTCTAAATTAGTAACAGGCAAATTCATACGCTTTGTCATGAACTCTTCTCTGTTACTAGGATCGTCCTCTAAATCTTCATACTCTTCCTTGATTGTTTCAAGTAAACCTTCAGCATATTCGCTTAAAGGCTTAGATAACATCGGATTCGCAAGTTCCCAATTATCAAGATTATCAACTTCTGTTTCGTCATTCAGTTTACAAATAAAAGGAAACACAGCATTCGGACGAGATTCACCATTTAAAACTTTTATTGCCTTTTCTTTTAATCTATCTGAAAAGCCATCTCGTACATATCCATCTGTACCAATGTAAAACTCACGTGGATTTTTCTTTTTTCCCAATCCACTAATATGAACACGGACATCTTTATTATTTTCGTATTGGTGAATTTCATCAAACAGAACAGCTCCATCACGAAGCCCATCTTTTGTATCTCCGTTTGATGTCCTAAACTTTACTACACTTCCAGTAGCCTTTGAGGCGGTCTGTGATTCGGTTGCTTTAAAAGCTTTTTTTAACACTTCATTCCTACGAACAGTTTTCTTTACTTCGTCTGGACTTGTTTTTGCTTGCTCTTCACTATTCGCAACAACAGAAATGTTATACTCCGGAATACCATGTAATTCACTTATTAAAAAGTGGATAATAACAGACATTAAACCGTTTTTACCGCCGCCTCGTCCTAACATCCACAGGAATTTTCTATAGAATACACGACCATTTTTCTTATAAAATAAAAAGACGAATGCTATTAAGAATTTTTGAAATGGCTGCAATGGAAAATACCACTTCTCACCGAAGTTGATACAATCCTCAATCATTTCATCATCAAAATACAAATCGTCCCTGTTTAAAACATATTTTTCTAGATATTCAATTAACAGTTCTCTTTCTTTATTAAACTTTACTTTCCCACTTTGATAAAGTTCAATATATTCTTCTACATACTTTTGCTTTATCATGTTAGATCACTTTTGTTATAACCTGTATTAGGGATATTATTCTTAACAACAAACTTTATATCTCTTCCTAACGCAATTAAAGAACTGTTAATTTTATTCCTCTCACTTATAAGAGGGTGGGCCTTAACGAAAACTTGGGAGCCATTTTGAATTGTTACTGACTCCCCTTCTTTAGTTATCGTTTTATTAATTTTTCTAAATGCTTTAACTAGATCAATATATCGTTCTACCTTTTCAACTTCAACTAAATCTGCCGTATCAATACTATTCATAAGCTGTTCCTTTAACTTCACGATACTAACAGCCATCTACCCACCCCCCTTACGTGCGTATTTTCGAAAAAAACCTGACAGTTAACCCCCTCCTCCGGTGCCCCTAAGACGAATTTTTAATGAAATATTTTAAGGGGGGGGTGTTATTTTTGTTGTATTTTCACCATTTCTCATCATGTTCCCATTTATTTTGTTTCTTTTCATAAACTCTTCCATGTTCTTTGTTATGACAATTCACACAGACTGTTTCAAGGTTATCTATGTCTAATGCAAGATCAGGATGATGTTCTAGTTCTTTTATATGATGGACAACAAGTTGTATCTTCTTACGCTTTGCACTCTCACTGTATTCATTGGTATCTGTTTGTACTCGGCCGTTACGTTTACATTCCTGGCACTCATAGTTGTCACGCATCTTTACTTGTTCGCGTGCACTCTTCCACTCACCACTGTCATAGAACTTACGCTTCTGTTGTTTGGTTTTATACTCTTTCATTTGTCTTTACCAAACGCTTTTGATTCCCTCTATCTCTTTCTAATAATTCTTTTATTGATGTTTGTTCTAGATACTCCATTGAGTAAAGCATGTGTTTCTCTCCATACAGTTTGTAATACTTGAATCGATTAACATCAATTCCAGCCTTCTTATACGCTTTCTCATGTGGCTTAAGGTATTTGATGTATGCTTTCTTATCAATAGGTATAAGACCAAGTGCAGCAATCTTACCGTTTAAAACGCTATCCATATATCATCACTCCTTACCGTCTTCTAAGAATGAATCGATAAGCTTACTAATTAAACTTATATCAGCTTCCTTCTTTACCTTCCGTGTTGTGTTATCAGCCAATGCTTCCACTTCTTTTATTACCTGCGGTAACCTTTCTACATCAACATACTCTTTAAACTCCTCCGCTTTTATACCTGAAAGTATTGTGCTAATAGCTATTGCCTTCTCAAGTTTAGTTAATTGCATCTTTCTTCACTCCCTATCTTTATTCAAAATAAAAAGCACCCATTATGAGTGCTTTAATGATTCAATATGTTTATTAACTCTTTCATTCCCTAGTTTCCAATACTCTTCTTCCATCTCAAAACCAATGTAATTACGCTTAGTATTAATACATGCTATAGCAGTTGTAAAACTACCCATACAATTATCAAGGACTGTATCCCCTTCTTTTGTATATGTCTTGATTAGATATTCAAAAAGAGCGACTGGCTTTTGTGTAGGATGAAACGTTTTACTCTCACGTGGAAAATCAATAATCGACTTTGGATAGTTAGTATATTTCTTTACATATACATTATTTAAAGATTCATTATTTCTTTTGCCGAATACCTTCATCTTTCTTATTTGTTTCTTTTGGATTGGCTTATCCAATAAGATCAAATCTTGCGGATAATACTTAGGTAATTTTTTATAGAATACCAGAACATTTTCATGATTCTTTAGCGGCATTCTATTTGCATTTGGAAACCCTGTTACATGATTCCCTTTTTTCCAAATCCATTCATAACGAAATAACTTCATATTTGAAGCGATCAGCTTTGTTGTAAATGGTTGACTTGCTGTCAAGAGAATAGCCCCGTTATCTTTAATAATTCTTTCATACTGCTGCCACAATAAATCAAAAGGAATAATACTATCCCACTTACATGCAGTCGTCCCATAAGGTAGATCGCATAAAATCATATCTACACTCTTATCTGGAATCAGCTTCATACCTTCTAAACAATCCATATTAAATACTTGATTCAACATCTGTTATCTCACCTTTTCCTATTGTTTTTAATTTCATGAAAGCATTAGAAATCATTTGAACAATAGAATGTGGTACGTGAAGTTTTATCCTTCTTCCAATCACCTAATGTTGCTACGCTGATCTGCTCCAACAATATTAAGTAACTGGAAGAAGAGCAAAAGCTCTCCTTAATAACGGTAGCATTCAATCAGTACCATCGGCTGGTTTCGGATTTCATGTGCCGTCATTATGAAACCATTTAGACAACATACTATAAAGGAACTTCATGAGTTGTGTTTTCCGCCACTTCTCACAATACAAATATATCACGTTAATTCCAAAACAACCGGCACATTTCCTGCCAAAAAGCGGTCACGAATCTGCCAGCAATTTTATTTTAGTAAGGAACTTCACTTAATTCTGACTTAACTATCTCAACATTGTTGAGATTAAATTTGTTACAAGTAGACATTACCAAATCCGCAAACCACTCTGGCGCTGAAGGAGCAATATACACCTTCTCAACTAAATTTCTAATATTACATCTAATATTCCCCCCATATTCAACCGGTGGTTCTCCATCGTAATCTATTATACCTTTCTCATCAGTTGGAAATTTTAAAGTATGTAAGAGCCTTAGCTCACGTTCATGTTCAAATGATTTTCTTTTATAAATATAAGGAAGTAACGGATCATGTTCAGGCATCCATTCTCTCTTAAAATCTATATAATTTACTTTACTTATATGAATATGCTCTTCAGTATTATCAAAACTTTTTATTAAATTACCAACAGTTGATTGAATAGCAATTCCTTCACTGCTTTTCAAATATAAGTCCCACATCGCTGCTGATTCATATTCATTCATATGCCAACAATTTATTAATACAAATTTTCTTAGCGTCTTACTTAACGGTTCTAAAATACTCTTCAAGATCCTAGTATCCTCTTTTTCAAAGTTCGGATATTTAAAACCTCTTAAATCATTGTTTGCCTTTGGATACGTCCCTTCAAATACATCAGTAAACTTATCTGACCTAGTAAAAAAAATAGCTTCTGTATCTAACAGGCTAACAAATTTAGTAAAGTCCATGTACCTCCATATCTTAGTATCATGACGAGGCATAATAAAATTCGGATATTCTACAAACATATATATTCCCCCCTAATTACTAGTTAATTTACATTATTACATGTCATTACTCAGTTATCCATATGTTCTATTTTGTGTAACTAAGCCCAACGCTACAGCCCTTGATATTTATAGCCTCATAGCACCTTCTTTTTTGAGTTACACAGTACTAAAAAAATGGTTAACTCTAAGATCCATCAATCAAAAAGACGCCCAAAAACAAAGGGCGTCTAAATCACTGTAATTTCTGTCTATCTTATATCATAAATGTCTCTGAACTTAGCTATACGCATCAATCTTTCATCATATGCATTTTCAGTTAATTCTTTATTTAAATAATGACACAATCCATCAATATCATTGAATACAGAAAAATGATTAATTCCATTTAAAGTCAAATACTCATATATACTTTCTACTAAATCTGGTGTTAAAATTATTTTTTTTAATACTTTTTCTTTATATTCTGGACAAACTACTTCTAACTCAGCCTCTATATCTTTTAAGCTATTACTTTGAACTGTAAAATAACCATTCTGTGCCAATAACCTTGAGTTATTTTTTGATGGATACATTGCAAACGTATTCTTCACATTTACCTTTTCGAAAACATCTGACAAATCCCATATCCCACCATCTATATCTTCAGCTGCAAATCTAATCGAATCTGTGGTTTGAATAGATGAATTACCTTGTAATCGTCCATTCAAGGCATGTGGGTCTAATAACCATATACACGCATTATTATTGTTGTCATAATCCCAACCTTCAAAAGCAAAATATAAAGCCGTACCAAAAGAATCTGTCCAGTCTAATAATCTTGTTTTCAAACCGTGGTGTTGCATATGAAAAGATAAATCAATCATATCTTCTCTAACAAAAGTAGGCGATTGATTCTTAAAATTCACTATTAAATGTTGTTCTATAGCTAAGTAGCTTTTCAAAGGTAGCTTTTCACCTTGAGATAGCACACGAAATAGTCCTGAATCCAATTTATATTTTTCATTACCATGTCCCCTAAACCATATCCAATTCCCTTTCGATTCCCTTCTAAAAATTGCAATTTCCTCTAAGATGTCATACCATTTCTTACCGAGTGATTCTTTTTTCTCCTGAACCTCTACACCCAACCCTTTTTCCATTTTGATCCACCTTTATATTAATTTAATCTAACTTACAGCCATATCATTCTATATTCTTCTAAATAAATATAGTTATAGGTTAGATTATATCTCAAATTTTGAACTTGGTCATTGCTTTATCCATTGCATCTTGGTTTACCCCTATATATCGTAATGTTACTCGTTGACTCGAATGATTAAATATCTCCATTAGCAAGGCTATATTCTTTGTCTGCATGTACATATGATATCCGAATGTCTTACGTAGTGTATGTGTTCCAATTTCATCTAAACCAAACTCAGCTGCTGCGGTACTAAGTATTTTATATGCCATACTTCTTCCAATCGGTCGATTTTTTCCTTGTCTACTTTTAATTAGATATTCATGATCTTCCATCTCTTCGATGTACCATTTCAATTCTCTTCTTAATGCTGCAGTAATCTGAATTCGTTTCTGCTTACCTGTCTTCATTTCGCGCATTGAGATATGGCTTCCCTTTAAATCTCCAACCTTCAGTTTTAAAATATCACTAATTCGTAGACCTGTATTAATCCCCATTACAAACAAGATATAATTACGCTCACTCTTTTCTTTTAAATACTCTTTAATTTGTTGTATTTGCTCTGGATCACGTATTGGCTGAACAAAATTCATTATTCAATCCCTCCAGTTTCTTCTGTCTCGTAAACTTCTAATCTAAGAGCAAAAGCAAGTTTATAAAACACTCTAGCTTTAACACGTCGATACGTACGCTCACTCATACCAATTTCGTTATAAACCATATAATCACATACATCTTCATCCTCTAAATAACGCTTAATGATAATATTCCTTTGATCTTCTCCTGCACGCCCATTACCCAAACGATTTAGGAATTGATCGATACGAAATGACGTTTTCTTAATCCACTCTTCTCGTTTACTTTGTTGTATATTAGCCATCGCTACATCNNCGTACATTTTCGAGAACACCTTCTAATTTTTTCTGCGTTGCTACTCTATCGATTTTTGGTAAGAAAGATAATTGTATAGTCATGTAAGACCACTCCTTTTTATTTTTAAATTACTTTTGTCTTATAGCTCCACGTCTACGCTCATAACAAGGTCTATGCATCCCCATTAAATCCTCAATTTCACGAGTGCTTAATTTCTCTTTTCGTTTTTTCTTATTTTTCTTCTTAGCTTGTTTTGATTGCTTTTTCCATTCACGTAATTGATCTCTTAACACCTTCATTTCCCCATCTCCCTTTTCAAAATAAAAAGGACACCTATTCCTAAAACAGCTTTAATGGCTGCCTTAATGAATTGGTGTCCTCTAGTTTTCTAGCCGGACTATATTCAGTTTGCTTTCACTTTAAAAGGATTATTTTATTAAAATCTTAATAAACCATAACTTCTAATTCTCAGATCCAAATGAACCTCTAGCCGAATACACCATATGCTAATTTAAATACTTTCTAGGAAAGCAGGTGAGTACTATGCCCTCAGTTGTAGCAAACCTTGTCGTACAAAATAGTGCTGGTTCTTTCAATTTAGGCGATTTTTATAATGTTTCTCCAAAAGAGAATACAAAATCTTATAATGGTTCAGGGGCGTCAAATGTTGGTTTTGTTGTCAATACCTTTAGCGGTGTTAGCGCAACAAACACATTTGATTCTGATGTTGCGGATCAAGACCAAGTTGGAACAGCATAAATTTATTCACTTTCTCTCCTTCTGAATAAAACTCAATATTCCGTCCATTCTATAGATAACCCATCTTTAATGTGCTGTAACCATTTAGACCTTCTTTAAGACTGAGCAGTTAGCTTTTGCTGGCTGCTCTTTTTATGTTTTTAAGCGAATAAAATTCTAAAAATTATCTAACACTATAAATAAGGCTTTAAAAAGCCGGTTTTTCCCACTCTAGCTTTCTTGGTCGAGAGCCGAGCAGTTAGCTTTTGCTAGCTGCTCTTTTGTATTAAATCTATAATAAAATTTTGTTCTTATTTCTTTTTCACATCATATATTTCTAATCTAGCCGTTCCTTTCAGAGAGTTACCTCCTATTTTAAAGAGCACTGATGCATGGTGCTCTTTTTTAGTTTCCTTATTTCTACAAAATGAAGTTTTTATAAGTTGTTCCCACATAGCATTTCAAGTTCTGTACATACTATTACTGTAACTTAAAGTTACATATCCGAGCTTGTAGGGCCTAATTTCTTTTGTACAACTAGCAGTTAGCTAATCAAGCTGACTGCTTTGTTGTACTTAATAAAGTTTTTATTTAACATTCTTGCATAACATTTTCAACTCTGTTCATACTATAGTTGTAACTCGCAATTACAAAAGCAACATTTAATAAGCACCGTTTTCTTTTCTTACCAGGGCAGCTAGCTAATCACGCTAGCTGTTTTAATGTATAAAATGAAGTTTTTATTTAGCTTTCTTGCATAACATTTTCGCTTCTGCTCATACTATAGTTGTAACCTTAAGTTACAGAGTATTGTGGTATTGTTCTTCTTGGACGATAAAGCAGTTAGTTCATTGAGCTAGCTGCTTTATCATTTAAATAAACATCACCATTTACTAAGTACAAAATAGCGTTTTTGTTCAAAATAATGACCTTACCCATTTGGACACATTTACCAATATTTTTACCAAAAAATTCATGATATGGTTATTTAGTCGAGTACGTCATTACTTGACAATTACCCTTAGGAACCCCGCAGACAAACGGGGTTTCTTTTTTTCAAATCAAAATTCCCTTAAAAACTTCTCACATTTAAATCGGACAAGCATATGTTATTATATGGAAGCTTTCCATTCATAGCATTCTACCTTTCTTATTTGAGAGCACACTTATATGTGTGCTCTTTTTTATTTAAGATAAAATAACGATTTTGTTATAAAATTTCACCTATCTAAAAAACATACATACAATATCTTGGGTATCCTTTTTCAACATTAGTTTTGGTCAGAGCGCCTTCCTCTCAAGGTGCTCTTTAATTTTCAAATAAGGATTTTGTAGTAATTATCACTCATCATGCATACGAATAATTTCTAGTTGTTCCTGCGTTATTTCCATAGCAACCGGATCATAGTGTTTCTTAATAAATTCCACATCATTATTAAATGGAAGGCTTTCCATGAACTTATAAAAGTTTTGTACATCCTCTTCAGTTGGCTTTTTAAAATCTGTTTTTATGATGTGAAGAGCATCAGTGATTTCTTGTGTGTCTAAAAACTCATCGCTCCAGTCACCGCAATCCGGGCCATTACATAAGTAACGGTTTTCTTTATTTTTAGCTTTAAATACAATTGTTGGTATTTTCATTCTTCATTCCCCCTTTGTTCATATTTTTGTAACACCTGTACAAGAATTTGTGTGTTAAACTAAGCTCATTCGAAGAAGTCATTCGTTATTGGCCCGAAAATTCTTGATACCCTATCCCCTGCCCTAGCTCCCCTTGCTAGGGCTTTATTATTTTCCATTCAAATAACTATTTTGTTTAATTTTTAAAATACAACCGCTTGTCCATTTCACTTTGCTCTATCATTGCATTTACTATTAGTAATACGAATTTTTTAGAGGTGAATTATATTGGACGAGTTTTTATCATCCGCTGCACTAAATCCAGGTTCGATTGGACCGACACTCCCACCCATGCAACCTTTTCAATACCCTACAGGTCCTACTGGTAATACCGGACCTACGGGTATTACTGGATTCACTGGTCCTACTGGTGACACTGGACCTACCGGCATCACTGGACCCACTGGTGACACTGGCCTTACTGGCGATACAGGTCCCACTGGCAATACCGGACCTACGGGTATTACTGGTCCCACCGGCATTACTGGAGAAACAGGTATTACAGGACCTACCGGGCCTACTGGACCTACTGGACCAAGTCTCTCTTTCACTCCCCTTGCACCAGAACCTAACTCTATAGATCTTCCACCAAATACAAATAACTTTCTAGTTATGGAAATCTTTGTCCCAATAGAAAATACTGGTGACAGAGTCCTGTTAAATGCGACAATAGGTACAGATGTTCTTGTTCATATTGGAGCAGATCAAGATAATTTCTTTAACCTAGATACCATTACCTATCAGCTATTCCGTGATAATATCTTGTTAACAGAAGCATTTGTTTCCGGCAACTATGCAACCGGTAGTGATGGTGATTTTTTATATCCATTTAACTCCACATTTACTTGGGTAGATGCTCCGCCAGACCCTATAATACCAGGTGACCCAATCCCTTATCGTATTGTAGCTAATATAGGAGGATTTAGTGAGACTGTAACATTAGTTCAAGTCGGGAATCGTGGATTTTCTGCTGTAAGATTCCCACCTGATCCAATTTAATTAAAAATATGAATTACTCATTTCACTATGAAAATATCAGTATTGATTTTTCTATGTTTAATCAACCGAACGGTTAGTTTTACTAGCTGTTCTTTTTTTGTAAAATAACGCTTTTGTTAAACTTCTTTTAAATCAGTGTACTTAGCGATGTGTCCGCATTTGTTGTCCCATTTATGCACTGCGTAATGTTCGCCATCTTCGCAAAAACTTTCCATTTGCGGTTCTACCATCTCTTTTCCACAAGTCGGACAGTTCCACTCTACAGTTATTGTTTTAGTTCCATGTAACCAACCAGCTGCATCCCTATTTGGTACAACAATTGTTTTAGTTTCCATTCTCTCCATCTCCCTTTTCTACAAAATTCAAATTTTAAAAGAATGCTAGTTGACCACCCGGTCTTTCCAGCAAAGAAACACGTTCCTGCTCTGGTGTTTCTTTAATTTCTTCTTGCTCTGCTGCTAATTCTTCAAAATTAGCAAACCAATGTATTGGAAAACATCCACATAATTTTTTACGCTCGCGATCATGCCAGAAGAAACAATGATTACCTTTAGGCTTTATAATGTAATCCTTAAGTGGTTTATTTTTATAACCTTTTGTTCGCCAAATCAGTTGCGCTCTATACAGTAACCCTTTATCTAAATTAGGCTTATTAACTTGTGGTTCTGGTGTCCAAACATCTTTTTCCACCACCTGAAATCTCTCTACTGGGTAACATCCAAAATGCGATTCTTTACGATCAAATTTGCTGACAAAGTAATGATTGGGCTTTGCTGGGAATAAAAAATATTCTTCATTTATTCCCAGTAGCGCTGAATGGTCTACATCTATGCATATACCTTTCATTGCCTAATACCCGTTATTCTGGCGTTGATGATTTACTTCGTTCTTCTTGTAATAGCCTTGTTCAATTTCTTCAAATGTGAATCCTAATTTCCTACCTAACCCTAAGAAGGAATATAGTAACTCTTCATACAGCTCGATATCTTGAGTTGCTCGAAACTCTGATACAGCTTCATATACATTATTAAATTGATTGACTATAGAATTTGATGCGTAAACTCTTGACTTAAGTTCCAACATTGCTAAATTATAATTTTCAGGTTTAAATCCAATACCATTTCCTAATGATGCTATAAAGTGCAACCCGTCTACATATTCCATTAAAATGACTTCTTTTTCACTAGGACCTTTATTGCTCCAATGCTTAAAGCATCTTGTTTCATTTGCAAGTTCTCCAATTTCAACCTGTAGAGCAAGAATCATATTGTAAAATAAATTTTGCCCTTCCAATCCATGATCCTTAACAATTCTTGTATCCAATACCTTTTGCATTCCAAATATTTTAGTTAAGTTCATTTCGATTTCCCCTTCCTATTTAGCAAATCCCTAATCCTATCGGACGATTTTCAATTAAATACTTATCGGCCTGATCTATTACAAGGAGCGCAACCTCCGCTTGGTGCCTCCTTAACACTTTTGCCATCTTTGGCAAGCTCATGCCTTGACTCCACATTTCACGAAAACGAATGACATCTCTTTCATCCCAAATGAAGTTAGCTTCTTCTAAAGCAATGTATACCTTCAACCGTGATTCCTTCATCGCTTCATGATTTCTTGCTACACTCATAATTGAACCTACTTTCTTAGCAAATAATTAATCTATCTTTTCATGAGAAGTGGTTTTGACATGTCCAACCTTACCGCTAACCCAAACTATTACTTGTTCACCATATCCACTTGCTGGTGGATTAAAAGAAAGGATTACTCCATCCTTAACCACATAGGTTTTATTACTTGTAACATCAATCTCTTTTTTCATATGTCCCTCTCCCTTTTACTACCGCATGTACTCGACAACATCAGGTTTAAATCCACTTCCTAAATAAATTCGTACTGGAATTATTTCTTTTTTATCCCTTGCTGCCTTACACAATTCTTCCGCTGTTTCCCAGTTAAAAAGCTTATCTACAGCTCTTTGAAATCTCCAAATCGCCATTGTATATTGTTCAAAGATGTCATAACGATCATCTTGTTTAGTTGTGCGTGGTAATTCATCCGTACCCTTTGCGTTTCTTGGAACTTGGACACGTACATCTGCATATGTAACGCGTCCAGTTCCTTTCTTTACATTTGCTTTCATTACATCGAACTCGCAAATCGCTGGCTCTACATCGAAAATGTTCAATTGTTTAGGCATGAGCTTTCTCACTCTTTTGAAGAATGCCCAGCAATTCACTTGCGCCTTCCCTGCTCAAAAACATTCGTCCGTCCAACAATTCTATGTTCGATTCGGAAACTTCACCCGTTACAAAGCATGACTTTTCATGTTTTCTTAAAACGATATTTTCCCCTTCAACATGAAAGCCTAATGCTGTACCCTCCGTAATCCCTAAAGTTCTGCGTAACTCAACCGGAACTACTACACGCCCTAGCTCGTCCACTTTTCTTGTAACGCCTGTGTTTTTCATACCTTACTCCCCTTTAGTATTTTTATATTTGTTTAATATCTCATCAAAACGTCTCTGATTGCCTTCGGATTCATCGTTTTGAGTTTGCTGTGGTTGCTGTATTAGCTCCTGTTCTTCTTGTTCACGTAGCCAATCCGGTACAACTTCGGTTCGTTTTGAATAACCTTTACCAGTACGTTTATTGTTTTTCTTACTCATTTCAAATCGAGTATCTAATGCAGCGACATCATCTAATGTTTTTACTTTTGCCTTTTCCCAACTACTTAAAATACTGCGGATATATCTCCACTTTGGTACATTTTCATCAATTGCTTTATTAACAGCATGAGTAATTAATTTATTACCGAATCTATCGCAATACTCACCTAATTCTTGGATTGCAATTTCACTTAATGGAATTCCCTGTTTAAGTAAAAAGTTGTAACTGATTTTAAATTCTGGATCAATTAATTTTTGAGACGAAGTAGCGTTATCATCATCATTTATATTTGTAGTACTCTCTGTAGTAATATTTGTAGTACTCTCTGTATTTGTCTTTACTTTAAAGTCAGGAGACTCCTTACTTGTAAGTGAGGAGGGTGTTAACTTAGAAGTACCCACCCTATTTACTTCTAAGTAATCAGGGTCTTCTTTTGTTTGTTGGTACATGCTAGAAATTTGCTTAATTTCCGTCGGAACGGGTTCTACAAACATTACGTTATTTAAAACCTTCCCGTTAATGCTAATAGTCCTGAATTCAATTTTTATAAGTAGCATATCCGTTAATAAATCACACGCTCTTTTCACTTGTAATTTTGTAAATCCAAAAGTATCAGCTAATTGTTGATAATTTTTTTGTAATTTGTCTGCTTTAAATTTTTTCTTGTAAGTTACTTTCCCATCTATTTCATCTCGGATAACTGTTGGTCGATACCAGTAAACAATTTCACTTAAAACCATAATTGCTACAATATGTGGTTTACCATTACTAAAAGTGATGTAATTAAACCATTCATGATCTACAACGTTACCTTTAAAATTTATTCCACCGATTTCATATACAACATTCGCCATATCCATTTACCTCCTCGTACAAACCGCCACATATGCTTGTCCACTTTTAATAATTCGTTGAATTTCATAATGCGGATAACCAACTTTGAAATACTGTTTAATCATTTGTTTTAATTCATCTTTGCTCTTTGCTAAGTCCCAAAACTTATTAGGTAATAGCACTTGATATTCGATTAAATCCATGTACTATTTCCCTACTTTCCGTGGTATACTTATAACAACTTATTTTTTCGAAAGGACCCACTGCCATGGGTCTTTTTATTTTGTTTTACATCACTCCAAGCCCATTGTTTTATTGGCTCATAAGTGATGTAAAACAACCATGAACCACATGCGATTAACATTGCGAATATAGCTAATGATGTTGTTTCTTCCACTAAATCACCTCCTTAATGTTCTGATAACCATTGCAATAAAAACGCTTTTACTTGTTGAGCTGGAAAATACCATTTTCCTCCTACTTTGTGCTTTGGAAATCTAGGATCAAAGAAGAATTCTTTTTGAATTGTATTCCATCCCATACAAGTTCTTCGCTTCAATTCGTTAGAGTCCCAATACACTAACTCAGCATCGATTTCTTTAACTTTTTCTTCGACTTTTGCTAGATAAAGATTTCTTACTTCTTTTTCATCAACTTGAACACTAATCATTTTTCGCCTCTCCTTTTCTATAAAATTTAATTTTATCTATTAAGAAACATAATCATCTAATGAACTAGGTCTTTCTGGTGGATACCATCCTGCGATAAATCGCATAGCATTTTGATAATATTTTCTTGGGATTTTATCGTATTTAGCTACACCGAAATGTCTTTTCAGTGCACCATAGATTCCTTGATACGATGCATTATTGTAACCTTCTTTTTTAAGTTCAAAAACACGCTGTTTTACTTTACGTTGCACAGATCCTTTGTGTTGTTCAGTCAGCCATAATTCGTTATCTACTAGAATTTTCATTTTGTTCATTTCTTCTTCTGTATGATCTTGTCGTGATTTTATTTGTTTTAGTTCAGTCATACTATAAATAATTGCATCTTCAACACTTTGCGGTTTTTGCTGTAACTTTTGGATATGCTCTTTCATTTTCTTGAACTCATGTAAAAACTTAATTTTCATCTTCATTGCCTCTGGTGTTATGTAGCTCATTGCAACAATCGCGAATGCATCTTCTGTAAGATTAAATTTTGGATACAATTGTTTATTTTGATAATGCTTATATTGGGCACGCTCAAAGTTGAGCTGACTCCATTCTGTTTCATTCGCCTCAATTAACTTTTCTAGTTGGACCTCGATATCACGCATTACGTTTTTATGTTCTTTTCCAAACATTTGAGCCATTGTCAAACTATCCGTAACCACCTGATTTCTTTCCATAAAAACAAACTCACTTACTGGATATTGCAATGTTTGTAATTGATTCATTTTCTTTTTCCTCCATCCTTTCATTCATTCTCGAAACGCGAGTGGGATTATAAAAAAAATTATCTACCGATACATCAAAGAACTCCGCAATTCGCATAGCTATATTCCATCTTGGATTCTTCTTTCCTTTTTCAATTTCACAATAATAGTTAGAAGAAATATCTAGAATTTTAGCTATTTCTAATTGCTTAAGACCTTTATCTTCGCGCAACTTGATTAACCATTCTCTTTTCATGTTTACCTCCGATGTCGTATGTTTGATTTCAGTATACTCGCGTTTCGCGAATAAGTAAATATCTTTTTGTTTTTTTTTTGAAATAAAATAAATTCGCGTAGCGCGAAAAAAATATTGATTTTGTTCTGTGAAATGTTATCTTTAATTATAGGGAGGTTTTATATATGAACATAGGGGAACGTTTAAAGTATTTAAGAAACAAACAAAAATGGACTATGAAAGATATTTCTTCCAAATTAGGAATAGGAGACTCAACCTATAGCGGATACGAAACTAATTATAGAAAGCCAGACGCTGAAATGATCTGTAAATTAGCTGACTTGCATAATACAACAACTGATTATATTTTATGTAAGACTGATGATCCAACATTAGAAAAAACATCATCTTCTAATATTAAGGATTTCTTTGATAATCAAAAATTGCATTGGGACGGAAAAGAATTATCTGAAGATGATGTAGAGAGCCTTAAAGATTTATTAGAAGTTGCGGTCAAGCGAATGCTTAAATAAAGAAAAAGGATTAGCAAGATGCTATTCCTTTTTTTAGTTGGAGATTTTTTTGAAATGATTGCAATTCAACCTCATTCAGTAATCCTTGCTTACGTAATTCTTCCAACATATAAATTACATCTACATTTACATTTTCGCTCCCCAATAATACTTGTATCATTTGTTTAGCCTGTATTTCTACCCCTTTATTCATCACAATAATTTCCTCCCCTATTAATTGGTAATAATTAGGTGTCGTTTTTTTGTCATTCAACTAAAAACCAACACATCTTGAAAATTACGAAAGAGGCTGCGAAATCGCAACCTCTAACTTTTTATTAACTATTTTATTTTTATTATTAAAGCCCGCCAGGCTCAGACATCATATATTGTACTTGTTGTTTAACTGGTTGTTCTTTACTTTCACTAGTTGCTGCCCCTACATTCAATGATAGAGTTAAAGCACTCATAATACATAAAACTGCTAGACTAATTTTTTTCATCCTCATCCCACTTTCTTTTCTAATGATGCTAACACACGCTTTACAGCATTAGCATAGTGATAGTTTCCTACCCTTTCAAAGCGCTTCAAAGACTCTCTTAATCCCAGTATATCATTGTTAATTCTGGAAATATAGTACATTGTGAACGGAGAATCCAGTTTTCTTTCCCTAGCTAATTCTTCAAACATTTTTAGCGCTTTATTCTTATCTCCATATAAGCCTTCATAATATGCAACTTCAGATAAATCAATACAAGAAAAATCTATTTTATCTAAATTAAACCCGTTATCGATATACAGAAAAGCAAGTGTAGATTGAAAAGACTTATACTTTCTACTATCTTTTGAAATCCCATTTTCGTTTAAATATTTTAGACTTTGTAATAAATATTTTTCTGCCTTCAAAACATCAGAAAACAGATAACTCTCTCCGAGCCCACATAAAGCCGTTGCCTTTATGATGGGTGCTTCTAAGTCAGATTTTAATATTGCATCACATTTAATTCTGCATGTTTCTAAATCTTCGTTAAACAAATTTATGTAGGCACTTCGAACATTGTAATGTATCTCATGACAAGATTGTATAAATGCATTCTTTATAGTTATTAAGTTTTTCTCTACTTTATCTGAATAAGGAAGCATAGCTCTGTAGTTAAAAATATCGTACATCGAAAAACTGTATAACATATTTACTAAGACTTGAACTTCTGGATCATTTGCAAACATAACTTTATCCATGTCATCAATTAAAGATTGTCCTCGTTTAACATTTTGACTTCTGCAATTAAATAACTTGTAGATTTTAAAGTATTTCCTTAAATGAATATTTTTTTGATGTTTCTCTATAAGCTTATCTATAACCTCATACTCACCAATTCCTTGACAATAACATAATGCTTTGCGAATGTTTAAATCTCCCGAACATAGCATGATAAATTCATTAAGAATCTCTTTTCGTTCCTCCATATCTTCAAAAAGAATTGAAGCTACAGGTAAAAACTTATCAAATTTCATTTCTGAAGTTTTACCACTTACTGCATCCGTTATTACTACGCGATCTACTCCAGTTTTCCGCTCGATATCTGGGAATGTTAATTCCCTTCTCTCAGATTGTTTTTTAATACGTTTCATTAACTCTTCCACAATAAAAACACTTCCCTTTCCTGAACACAGGACGCCATTCTAACAATATTTTTCAAGTTGGAAACGAAAATACGAGAAGGGAATATCTTAATTTTGTGTTATACTTGGATGTGACTCGTATGTGGCAAGTGTTTCCTAAGTCGTAGTTAGGGAACGGTTTAAGAGGCGGTGTGAGAGTCCCTCTTGAACACGCTCATATGGGTCTTTTTCGTTCGTTATAGTTAATTTAATACTATCACGAATTTTTACAATTTTAACAAAACAATTATTAATCAAATGTTGAGAAACTTTTTTTATCGCTATAAATCAACATTTAGTTGTATATGCAATTTTGCATTTCATGTATTAAAGCCACATATGCATATATTACCACTAATCAGCCAAAAACAGAACGCAAGTTCTCGTTTTCGACTTATTATTTTTGAAAAACCAATCAAAATACAAATGATGATTGTTTTACAATCAATCATAGTATGTTTAATACTTAAAGACTATACTCGAATTATGAAAGCGTTAGAATTGTTTGGTCAAAATTTAAAGAAGCTTAGAAAGTCTAAGGATTTAACACAAGAACAACTCGGTGAACAACTAAACCTCAGTCGAAATCAGATAAATAATTACGAGAATGCAATGTTTGAACCGAGCATGGAAACACTTCTTCAAATCAGTTCTTTTTTCAATGTATCGTTAGACCTACTATGTAATGGTTATAACAATACAAATGACGTATTGTTGCGTAACACTCTCGAAGAAGTTCAACAAACGTATGCGGCGTTAGAAGAACCTAAACGAGAGCGTTTTTGCAAACAACTCGTATTTTATTCTAAAGTCTTAGCCGAGACTGACGAATTGTTATGATTTGATTTTAGAAGAAATCATTTCCAAATTAAAATTGTAAAATTTTCTTTCTTTTACAAAATAAAGAAGAGAGGGCATCGATCCCTCTCTTCTTTATTTTTACAGTAATTAGGTTGTCGTGGTATTATTCTAATTAAGTTTGACAGTGACATATCCCATATCAAGTGCTATGTCACAAATACAAAGGAGGATTTCATATGGCAACTTTCAGAAAGCGGGGCAAAAAATGGGAATATCGACTCCGATATGTCGATAAAACTACAGGAAAAAAAAGAGAAATAAGTAAAGGTGGATTTGATTCTAAAAAAGAAGCTACCTTTCATGCCAATGAACGGGAACGTCAATTATTCCACGGAATGGATGCGAGCAGTAAGAAAACACTATTAAGTGAGTATTTAATAGAATGGCTAGAGACTTACAAAAAAGGGAAAGTAGGTCAAAGCACTTATATTCTTCACAAGAATAATATTAATAAGCACATCGTTCCGTATTTTCAAAACATCAAGTTGGCTGATATAAATAAACTTGAATACCAAAAATTTATTAACCACCTTATTAACAAAGGCTATTCAAAACGTACAGTCAAAATTATTCATTCAACAATGTCTAACTCCATAAAACGTGCTATAGATTTAGAAATGATTTACAAAGATTTCACGAACAAAATTCTAATTGCTGCAGATCGTTTCAATCAGCATTCTAAAAAAGAAAATTATCTAACAAAGGAACAAGTATCAAAATTATTGAATGCGGCTCATAAAGATAAAATGATTTATTATGCATACTTTTATACCTTAGTAGAGACTGGTATGCGTAAAGGTGAAGCAACGGCATTAGAGTGGGATATAAATATTGATTTAGATAACAAAATGATTCATATTGATAGAACTATAAATTATCACGCTTATACTCCTACAGGACAGAAGAACAATAAAGATTTAATAGGTAAAACTAAAACCTATGATTCTGTGCGTTCTATTACTATTTCAGATAGACTGGTCTCTGTGCTTAAAACATTTAAAAAGTATCAGAATGAGTGCAAATTAAAATTAGGCGCTAAGTATGATAAAACTTTCGATTTTGCATTCACGACTTCAGGTAAACCACTAACAAAATCAACATTAAAAAATGTTTTAGATCGCATTCTAAAAAATGCTGAACTGCATCAAATTAGTGTTCATGGATTAAGGCATACTCATGCTGTACTTCTTTTAGAAGCTGGGGTTGAAATGAAATATATACAAGAAAGATTAGGACATAAAAGTATCGAAATTACTTCTGATATTTATTCACATGTCACACCTAAAGTAATCGAAAATGAACAAAGCAAATATGAAGCTTACGTGGGGCAAGAATTTATTTTCTAG